CAAGGCATCGCGTATCTTAAGTAGCCAATTCAATTAATTAGCTGGCCGTTTGTTTTGTTTTAGCTTTACTGAGCTAGTGCTAGCCAAACGGCCAAACTCTAGTCTATGTCTCAGTAAAGCCTACCATTGCTTATACATCTCTGGAATGTCCACGGTAGCAAGTTCAAGTTAGCTAGGCTTGCAATCCGAGATGCTAACCGCCTTTTAACCAGATAAGTGAATAGCGGCTAGCCTACTCATTATCTTGACAGGCTTTCTCACCTAAACTTAAAATTAGTATCTGTTAGGCTACCTACTGTCAGTATGTGCAAATGCACCGCACTAAGCCTAAACTCTATTTATACTCGCTTAGTCGAGTTATTGCTTGCTAATGACAAACTTAATTATCTCCTCTGTAGAAACTTTACGCTGGAGTTCTTTTACCTCAGCGTTAAAAACGGCTTTCTTAACTGCTAAGTCTTTCGCCATTAGCTCTTTAACTTGTGGCTTCAATAGCCTATCTAAGTATTTTCGCTTTGCTTGAATTTCAGCTTTACGTCTAGACTTAGCTACTATCTTAGCCTTTGCTTGTGACTCGGCAGATTTGAAATAGGTTCTCATTAGAAGTGTATCCTAAAGAGGACATGTTTCAAAATGAGACATAAAGCCGTCGGTGCGGCTCGGTTTGCATCGGAACGCATCGGTTTGCATCGGTCCAGCTCGGTTCGTGGGCGCGCCTGTAAGTGTCTGCGCCCATTGGAGTTCCCGCTGAAGGCGATTATACCATACTCTCCCGACTTTTGTCAACCCACCGTGGCCGGTTGTGGTGTGTAGTTCTTATATAGTAATATATATATAAAAAAATATATATAAAATACATAAGAAACAAGACATCAGAACGGGGGAAACTACCCTACGAAAATCGGGGGAGATACCCTAGCGACCCCAAATAGGCGAAAAAACGCGAAAATCTTAGCAAAAATCCGCGAAGCGGGGCGAAAATGTGGGGCGAAAAGTCTGACGAGCAAAACCGATACGGACCGATACGATACGATACGTTCCGAGGCGTTCCGACACGTTTGTCCGCTTTTGGTGACAAGTTAAGGCATTGAAAGAGAAATAAAAGAGATATGCTGACAGGTGAACAGAAGGAGTGAAACGAGAAGGGAAGAATGTGCTGGTTTTTAGTTGGAACCAGCAAACCAATTTAGCTAGCGTGGCGTCAAAGCCTTTTGGTTATCCCACGGGTTACGACCCGAAGACTAGCTAAACCTTACTTCTTCGAGAACTGAGCGACGAATCCCGGCTTGATTAGCGTTACCGCATCATCAAGTGAGACATTGGCACCGCGTGAGTAGTTCCGAACAACCAAACGGAACTGAGTCTGTGCATCATCAGGCCAAGACAAATCAACAAACTCGGCCAGCGGGTCAGATGCCGCAGTGTAGTTGGCGTCATTCACACCACCAATGAGGAAGTTAACGAGAGACTTCTCGTCCTTCACATTGGTCACTTCCATAAACTGCTGAATGGAAGTGGGAAGCGTTTCAGGCTTCGATTCGTCGAATGCTTCCCATGAGATAACCAAAGGATTCTTTCCTCTGGTCTGACCGACGCGGATTCTCGTTCCGACACCGGTTCGTGCCGTGTTGGTTGCGTCAGCCGCCGCCTGCTTGTCCTTCAATTCCTGTTCACGCGGTGACGTTGTGGCTTCTGGCATCATCTTAGTGCACTCCTGAAAAAGGGCGTTATTGCCCTGAGCCGATTCTATCACGATTGGAGACGATTGTCAAGCGAAAAACGACCTAGAAACCAGTCGGGCGTCAGGTTCTCAGACACGCTTAGACCAGAGACTAGGATTAGCAATACTAACTTTTATTTCGCATCGCGTTAGATGCTAGGCTAGATTTACATGCTAATCTTTTTCTTTTCTCCTTGCACAATCCTCAGCAATGTATATGTGTAATAGACGCTGTTGGGCGTCTAGTGACACCATTACATTCCACGGGAGAATCTTGAGTATCTCGGCTAAACTTAACTCATGGGACTGTCCGTTAGCTTTGCTGAGGTTGTGAACTATTGACATGAGGTTTACTAGCTCGTCCAGTCTGTTCACGTTTACTCCTATGTAAACCCTTCTGCCCACTTGACAGCATATCTCTCTTATTTGTAGTGTGCCAAATTCACTGTAGGATTAGTAAACCAGCTAGAATACTGTGTTAATCCCAAGAAATTCCAAATGGACCAATCCAGAGAAAACCAGCAAACTTCATTATTACTGGTAATTCTCTCCACTTAGACCAGTAATGTTTACTGTATCTAAATTGTATCTTCATCGTTTCACCAAACGAACAGCCGGAACGAACGAAGCAAGGCGAAGCTTACGCTTGAGAACGATACGGTTATAGGCTCGCCCATTTACCGTCTTCTTGATAGACTCGACGCGCTTGTATTGTCCGATTAAAGACATTGGCTAATCCTCGCTAGCCGGTTTACTAATCCTACAGTGACACTACGTCACCACATTATTACGAATATGGATTCAGAACCCATATTCTACAGACTATATACAGCTAACCTAAGCTGTTGACGATGCATCCCTCGCTATCGCTTCGTCGGGTCAAAATCACCTTAGACGATAGCTGCTTTTGCATCCCTGTATATAGTCCGCCGACAAGCAAGGCACTTACGTGAGTGCCAGTAAAGGCCGCTTTGGAGCCTTGAGACAGCAACTAGTCCAGTGAATAATACGCACGGTTGCGTAACTGGCGATAGCTCGTTGCCCTTTCAGACTAGGTGCTAGAGGTTTTGCTCTAGCTTGCTAACCCGTCCGTCTGCCAGATACTATAGCAAAATGCCGACCAACGAGCCGGAGGTAGCATACACAATACCTAGTGGTCAAAGCGGCTTGGACCACAACATATAGTGGCGAACATATAGCCAATGTGAAATATTCCCCACCCATAGTGAATTATTCCCCACCATCTAAGTCTTTGTGTGTCAACAGTTAGCCAGTGTTTCTACATCTTGTGTGTAAAATTTCGCACTACTACATATAGTATGTATCATATAGTCATATGCTGTACTTTTTTGTCATATAGAGTACCATGGGGGAGTACATACATGCATATAGAGTCTCATTGGTGCAAGTAGGTGCCGGAACATTAATCATATATAACCCTTTAACCAAACCCATTTTTAATCTAACATCCTATATACGGTTCCATCCATACCAAATACTGAAAATTTCAAACTATGAAAATTTCAGCACTTGTAGTGGGTTTTATTGGCGAAACCACAACGTTTTGTGCTTGACTTCGGCTCCGCCGGGTGGTAGAGTATGAGGCGTAGGTCGGGGTGTATAAATTATGCTATTAACAGACAATGAAGTGAATGGGAGAATTGAGTCTCCTCTTAACTTAATGAATCGTTTACGTTTAGCTTCGCATTCTTCTAAATCTGACACGCAGCGCCATCCTAGTTTACCGCCTAGCTCAAATGAAATTATTGAAGATTTAGAAGATAAGATTAAATATGGTTCCATTAGAAGTAAAGCTAAGAATATTATGATTAGTGCTATGGACGAGCTTGCTACGAGATTACCTGAAGTTCAAAAGCCTGAACGTCTCGCAGCAATAGCGGCTGAAATGGGTAAAGTTATTAGTAGCACGCAAATAAAAGTAGATGAATCTTCACGAAATGCACAGATTATTATCTATGCTCCTCAAATTCAAACTGAGGAACACTTTGAAACAATTATCGTAAATGAAGAGACCTAAGGAAATCTATGCCATACGTAGTCTTAATGACGGGTGTTCCTCATATTGGATTAACAACCTTTGGTTTGGGGGCATCTACAGGTGACACTATTGCTATGCCACCCGGAGCACGTTATCTTACTGTAGATATTGAATTTGAAGGCGGAGCGCCAGGAGCTTCAGTTTATAGATTACAGCAATCTATGATTGATAATCCAAATAATTGGCATCAGATTGGTGCAGATATTACAGAAGCTTTATCCGTTAGAACAGAATTAGTTAATACTCAATTTGTTAGAATTAATCAGGTCAGTAAGACTAATGGAGTTACTGCTCGGGGGAGACTTTTAGTTTCTGGACCTGTAGGTTAATGGCTCTGAACTTGATAGAGAATATAAAAGAAACAGGTGGACCTTGGTGGGTTCAACTTGTTATTAAGTTTGGCATTCCAACTGCTTTTGCTGCATATTTAATTTATGTTCTAACTACACAAGTCACAGGAACATTAACTAGTGTTAAAGAGAATTTAATTCTCCACTCTGCTGATGTTCAGTACAATGTCAAACAGAATGAGAAAATCTATTATTTACTTCGTGTGATTTGTTCAAATGCTTCAGCAGATGAAACTGATAGAAATAAGTGCTTTGAATGAATCATCACAGGAAAGCCAGTAGGAGCTTGACATGGGATTAGGTTCTTTTCTTAAGAAGGCTACAGGAGTAGCTATTAAACCAATCAAAGCTGCTCATAAAGCAACAATGGGAGCGGCTAAGATGGCTCACAAAGCTACCACTAGTACAATTCGCAAGACTACTCCAAGAGGAGTTGGTAGTGGATTGACTAAGCCTATGGATGCAATGGCTAAGAAGACTAAGATGTATTAATTATGGCTTTCGATAAGGCAGAATGGAAGCCAACCAAGAAACAGGAGAGGTTTCTATCTCTACCACTTTCTATCAAAGAAGGTTTGATGGGAGGCGGTGCCGGTAGTGCGAAAACTGACGTTTTATTATTGTATGGTATTATTCATGGCTGGCATGAAAACCCTAGGTTTAAACAAGTATTTCAACGACGAACATTTCCCGAATTACGAAACGAAGTAATTCCTAGAAGTAGACAGATATATCCTAAGTTTGGAGCTACATTAAATAAAAGTGATATGGCATGGACATTTCCTGCACCAGACCAATTTGGTGGTACAGGGATGTCAAATGCTGGTGCAATGATATTCCTTGGACAGTGCGAGGATGAATCAGATGTATCAAAATATGACTCAATGGAGATTAACCTATATACTCCAGATGAGCTTACATCATCAACCGAATACATATATTTATACATTGGATTCACTCGTGTACGAACAAGTGATAGAACATTACCAGCAATTATACGTGCTGGTTCCATGTGCGGAGGTATTGGTCATACATGGGTAAAGAAAAGATTTGTAGACCCAAGTCCACCTCCTAACGATGGAAAGATTATCGTTGGGCGGGGTGGTAATAAAAGAATTTATATCCACGCAACATTAGCTGATAATCCACATGTAGACCCAGAATATAGAAAAAGCTTAGAAGCTCTGCCGGAAGCAGAGAAAAGAGCTAAACTTTATGGCGATTGGAATGCATTTAGTGGCCAAGTCTTTGATGAATTTAGGGATAGGAACTATCCCGATGAACCAGCTAATGCGGTACATGTTATAGAACCATTTGACATTCCTGCATGGTGGCCCCGAATCGTAGTTGGAGATTGGGGCTTTGCAGCTATGACGTGGATTGGATATGGCGCCATTAGTCCAACTGGGCGTTTATACATATACCGAGAACAGCATTGGTTGAAAACTAAGATTGAGGAATGGGCACCATATGCAAAAGATTACTTGGATAAAGAAAATCCTCGCCTTGTCAAATTCTGCAAAAGCGCAGGACAAGAACGTGGACAAGAGAATACAATCCAAGAACAAATAGCTAATGCATTAGGTAGACAGATTGAATTAACTACTAACAGCCCAGGCTCTCGCATAGCGGGAAAACAGTTAATTCATGAATACTTACGTTGGAAGCCTAAGCATCAGATACCAGAACATAAGAAGGTTGAGTATAGTGAAGAATATGCAATGTGGATGCTTCGTAATAGAGGAATGAGTGAGTATAAAGCTTATATGAATTCATTTAATACATTAGCTACTGAAGAATATCTGCCAAAGATGCAGATTTTTAATACTTGTTCGATACTTATTGATGCAATTAAAACGTGTATTTACGATAAGAAGAACGTCGAAGACATTGCAGAATTTGTTGGGGATGACCCAATAGATGGCTTGCGTTACATGGTTGATGCTGCTGAACAGTATTTTGAAGTAGCGGCTGAAGAATTCAAACTAATTCGTAAACAGCAAGAATTAGTTGAGCGAGTTAGCACAGATAG